AGTGCGGTATCAACAGATCCGGTTATTGTGGAACCTGACCCTCCTGTTTCGAGGCCTGATCCGTTTGTTCCCCCTCCTGTTACGGACCCTAAACCTCCTGTTTCGAGGCCTGATCCGCCTGTGGTTATTGATCCGATTATTGACCCTATTCCGCCTGTTACAGACCCTGGAACTATTGATCCGTTTTTACCTTCTCCGTCCCCTGGAACTATTGATCCGTTTTTACCTTCTCCTCCGGAGCCGAGTCCAGCGCCTAATCCATATTCGTATATTACGGATCAGGAAGATATATTTGAGCCTATGCCCGCCATGGAGGCTACTCCGTACACGCCATATCAGTATAATGCACTTAACCCTGATGCTTTTGGCACGACAGATTACACGGATATTTTTGCTCCTCCGGAACTTAATTATCAGCCCGTGGACCTGAGCCTAGGAGCGGGGTTCAATCCATATATTAATCAGATTAACAAGCAATACGGTGGAGGAAACTCATGATGCAGCGGTATAAGAACGGCGGGAGCATTCCTAGGAATACTATGATTGCGGGACAACCGCATGAGTTATCGTACATTACTCCTACGGAAGCGGAGATTCTAATGGGTTTGGGCGGAGCGGGAGTTCCGGTTGGTCCCGAGCAGGTCCCTGCTTATTTCGATTTTGGAGTTGATGTCGAAAAAGATGACACAGGAGGTGTGACCGCTGGACCAGGGGAGTTTGGTGGAGAGGGGGGTCTCACCTCTGCGGAACAGGCAGAACTTGATGCTGCGCAGGCCGCTCGCACAGACCATGTCAACATGAACCTTTTTGACGAAGTTAAAGCAACAGTGAAAGACCTTGGCAATATTACGAAAAGTATCGCCAAACAAGGCGGTATTCCTGGCCTTATGGGACTGGCGGCGCAAGGTCTTTTCAAAGACACTGTCATGTCTGGTCAGGCTAATAAAGGGATTAATTTTGGACAAAATTCTCGTGCGCAACAAGAAGCCAACCTTGCCGCTGTAATGAATGACGACGGCACTCGAACCTATAGTGACGCCGAAATTGCAGCGCACTTAGACGCCACAGAAAAAGGCATCAAGGAGATGAATGCAATAAACAAAGATTCGAACACGGAGAGCAAACCTAGTGACTATGTCGATCTGTTGGACACGGAAATAGAAATGGATCCGTGCCCTGAAGGGTTTACGTATGACGAAGAGTCGTTTGCTTGTGTTCCTAAAGAGGACAACGCCGTTCCTAATGTCGGGACAACGCCAGTAGATCCTGTCACCCCTCGGCCTAATCCTCAACCAGCTATTACGCCATACACGCCGTACACTAACACGTTTATACCAACCCCCTTACAACCGTATCAAATGGACCCAGTACAGCAGCAACTTTCTGCTCTTAAAAAGGCAGTTCAGCCTTCACAAGGGCCGCGTCCACGACCACGTCCAGGTCTTGCGGGGATTATGCAGGTTCGTCCAGAATGAACCTACAGGCGTTACCAGAGGATGCCTTAAAAGAAATCTTGGCTCTCACTGAGGCCAAGAAGACCCTTGATTTACGCGAAGAAGCGACGGAAAAGTTCATGCCGTTCGCTCACCACGTCTATGAAAACTTCATTGAGGGCCGTCACCATCGGATTATTGCTAAAAAACTTGAACAGGTTGCACAAGGTAAACTCAAGCGGCTGATTATTAACATGCCGCCGAGGCATTCTAAGTCTGAGTTTGCAAGTTACTTGATGCCTGCTTGGTTTCTAGGTAGAAATCCTAAATTAAAGATCATTCAAGCTACACACAACACGGAGCTTGCTGTTCGTTTTGGTAGAAAAGTGAGGGATTTGATCGATGATCCAGCGTATAAGGAAGTTTTTCCAGAGACCAACCTCAAGGAAGACAATAAGGGAGCGGGTAAATGGGGCACTGACAAGGGTGCTGAGTACTTTGCGGCGGGTGTTGGCGCTGCCATTACTGGTCGCGGGGCGGACTTACTTATCATTGACGACCCTCATTCGGAACAAGACGCGTTAAGCGAGAGCGCGTTCGATCATGCGTATGAGTGGTACACTTCTGGACCTCGGCAACGTCTTCAACCTGGGGGAGCCATTATTCTAGTCATGACACGTTGGGGTAAGAAGGACCTGACGGGGCGTTTAATACAGGCTCAAACTGGCGATAAGATGGCGGATCAGTGGGAAGTGGTGGAGTTTCCAGCCATTATGCCGAGTGACAAGCCTCTTTGGCCTGAGTTCTGGGACAAAGACACGTTGTTGTCGATTAAAGCTTCTTTGCCTGTTGGAAAGTGGAATGCGCAGTGGCAGCAGCAACCTACGTCTTCTGAGTCTGCAATTATCAAACGAGAGTGGTGGAAAGACTGGGACAAGGAAAAGATTCCTCGTTTGGACTATGTAATTCAGGCATATGACACAGCATTTTCAAAAAAACAAACAGCAGACTATTCAGCGATTACAACATGGGGTATATTTAAACCTGAAGATGGTGGCCCTGACCACGTTGTGTTGATGGATGCTCGGCGTGGACGTTGGAATTTTCCTGAACTAAAGGAGATTGCGTATGAGGAGCACGAGTATTGGGAACCGGATATGGTGTTGGTCGAAGCGAAAGCGACGGGTACACCACTCATTGACGAGTTGCGGCTCCGCGGTATTCCAGCATTGGGCTTCTCACCGGGCAAAGGTAGTGATAAGGTAACTAGAATGCATATGGTTGCTCCGTTGTTCGAAGCGGGCATGGTTTGGGCCCCGATGCATGAGAAGTTTGCGGATGAGGTTGTGGAAGAGGTCGTTTCATTTCCCAATGGAGACCATGACGACTTTTGTGATAGTATGACTTTAGCATTGATGCGTTTTCGACAAGGGGGTTTTATATCCTTGCATGGAGAAGACGAGGATAGTTTAGAATGGAGGCCCCGTAGTCGGGCGTATTATTGATGGCGATACCACCTAACATGGTTGCAACTGGGCTTGACCTTGATGACACAGAGGGTCTTCCTGACATAGAAATCCCCGTTGACGCACCTATGGAGTTCCCTGGAGGGGCCGAGGTTATCGACGATGGGCAGGGCGGAGCTATCATCCAAGCCCTCGAGGGTATGGGAGACCTGCCTTCTCAAGAAGAATTAATACCGTTTGACGCCAATCTATCTGAATTTTTGGATGACGGTACGCTTGGGGAGTTGTCCAGTGAGCTTCGTGGTTTGTACGAAGAAGACCTTGAGTCACGTTCTGAGTGGGAAGACGCTTACGTCAAAGGCTTAGACCTACTGGGATTGAAGACCGAGGACCGCACTACACCGTTTGAGGGTGCATCTGGGATCACGCACCCTATGGTTGCGGAGAGTGTCACTCAGTTCCAAGCGCAAGCGTACAAGGAACTCTTGCCTTCTGGTGGTCCAGTTCGAACCAGTGTTCTTGGCGCTAAGACCCCTGAACGCGAACAGCAGGCTACGCGTGTTAAGGACTTTATGAACTACCAGATCATGGAAGTGATGGAAGAGTACGATCCGGATATGGATCAGTTGCTCTACTATCTCCCATTGAGCGGTTCGACTTTCAAGAAAGTGTACTTCGATCCAACAAAACAGCGGGCGGTTTCTAAGTTTATCCCTGCGCAAGACTTGGTTGTACCTTATTCAGCCTCGGATTTAATGACTGCCACACGCGTTACGCATGTGCTGCGGATGGACGAAAACGAAGTTCGTAAGATGCAGGTTGCGGGAATGTACCGTGAGGTTGATCTGCAAGAATCATCGGACATGGACGAGGATCCAGTACGTCAGAAGGTCAACGAGCTCGAGGGTTTATCCAAGAACTACAGTGATGATGTGTTGACTATTTTGGAGATGCACGCTGATCTCGACATCGAAGGCTTTGAGGACACGGACCCTGAAACTGGAGAACCTACGGGAATTAAGCTTCCGTACATTGTTACGCTGGATGATTCTTCTGGAGAAATCCTTTCAATTCGTCGTAACTATACGATGGAGGATGTAGTCAGACGTAAACGTCAGTACTTTGTTCATTACAAGTTCACACCGGGTCTTGGGTTTTACGGCTTCGGTTTGATCCACATGATCGGTGGTTTAGGCCGTGCAGCGACAAGCTTACTGCGTCAGTTGATTGATGCGGGCACGTTAGCAAACCTCCCTGCTGGGTTTAAAGCCCGTGGAGTACGGGTTCGCAACGACGATGAGCCTCTTCAACCTGGAGAGTTTAGGGACATTGACGCCCCTGGTGGAAGCATCAGGGACGCTATTGTGCCTCTTCCATATAAAGAGCCTAGTGCCACACTGGCCCAGATGCTCGGGGGCCTAGTTAGCGACGGACGTAGGTTCGTTGCTTTGGCTGACCAACAGATGTCGGACATGAGTCAGGAAACGCCTGTGGGGACTACGGTCGCCATGTTGGAGCGTGGAATGAAGGTTATGTCCGCGATTCACAAACGGTTGCACTACGCGCAGAAGGCAGAGTTTCGCTTGCTTGCGCGTATCTTCGCGGAAAACTTGCCTCCGGAATACCCATATGAGGTGGCGGGTGCGCCTGCTCAGGCTAAAGCGCAAGACTTTGACGCTCGGATAGATGTCCTCCCAGTCTCAGATCCGAACATCTTCTCGATGTCTCAGCGGGTTACGTTGGCACAGACGCAACTACAGTTGGCGCAATCGAATCCTCAGATGCACAACTTACAAGCTGCGTATCGGCGGATGTATCAAGCGTTAGAGGTGCAGAATATTGATGAGATATTACCGCCTCCTCCACCTCCCCCACCACCAGCGGATCCTGCAACGGAGAATGGTATGCTGCTTTCTGGGCAGACTCCTCAGTCTTTTCCACAGCAAGACCATGATGCGCATATACAAGCGCATTTAGCGCTTCTTGAGTTGTCTATCTTGCAGTCGGCGCCTCCGGTCCTTTCTGCTCTGTTTAGTCACATATTGCAGCATGTAAGCATGAAGGCGCGTGAAATGGTTGATGCTGAGATA